CGAACGGCAAAGCGCTGGTCGTGATTGATGACAGAGTGAAGTTGACCGAAAACGATTATGACCTTGACATTTTCCGGGCGCCGGATGGATTCACGGGTGGCACCGAGGCAGTCAAAGCATGTCTTTGTGAGGCAGGGGATCCAACCGCCATGCAATCAATGGTCTGGATGAACGTGACGCCGACCAATACCGGGACGCACGTTCTGCGGTTTGAGGATTATATTTTCTCCGGGACAGGATTGGGTTCATCGCGACTGGCTCCGACATCAGGCGGAGAAGATCAGTTGCATGTATTTACAGAGACAACGCTTTTACGAATCACCCGTCAGTCAGGCGGCAATCCATACAATCTGTCGTGTCGGCTGTTGGCATGGGAAACCGATATTTGACTTGACGCGACAAACCGAGCAACATTGCATTGAGACAAGTTGCATTCATGGCGGCTTGGCCGGCCAAAATTGAAACGCTATTGAGGAACACAACCATGGCGACTGATGATCTGATGGATCTGCGCGAAAAGCAGCAGACGCACATTGCCCAGGCCCGCGAAGCGCTTGAGCAGATTGCCGATGATACGACTGAGGCACGAGCCAAAGAGCTTGAGCAGCAGCACGATCATCACATGGCCGAAGCCGAGGCGGCAGAGCAGCGCGCCGAGCGCATTCACAAGCTCAAGCAGGCTGAGGAGCGGATTCAGGGCGTTCACGATTCGCGTGCTCCCGAGCATCCCGGCGGTGAAGGTAAGGCTGACGCCGATGCCCGCTCGTATCGCGACGTGTTCAAAGACTACCTCGCTCGTGGCCGTGACGGCCTGACCCCCGAGGAAGATCGCGAGCTTCGTGCGCAGGCGACCGACGGTGGGTCGGCCGGTGGCTTCACGGTTGCCCGTGAATTTTTCGCAGAGCTGGTCGAGGCGATGAAGGCTTATGGGCCGATGATGAATCCCGGCGTCGTGCGCCAGATTCAGACCACCACCGGCGCTACGCTTGAGTGGCCGACGCTGGATGACACCAGCAACAAGGGCGCGCTGCTTGGCGAGAACACGCAGGACTCTCTGAGCAACCTCGCTTTTGGGCAGAAAACGCTCGGTGCCTACAAGTACACGTCGGGCATTTTCCAGGTATCCGAAGAGCTTCTGCAGGATTCGGCGCTTGATGTTGAAGGCATTGTTCGTGAAGCGATGGCGGAGCGCATTGGCCGGATCGGTAATGAGCATCTGACCGTTGGCACCGGCAGCGATCAGCCGAACGGCATCGTGACCGCCTCGACCGAGGGCGTGACCGCCGATTCCGCTACCACGCTGGATGCTGACGAGCTGCTTGATCTGTTCCACAGCGTGGATCCGGCGTATCGTGCGATGGCCAACACCGCGTGGATGTTCAATGACAACACGCTCAAGGCCATCCGCAAGCTCAAGGATGGCGATGGGAATTATCTCTGGCAGGCTCCTGATCTGCGTACCGGCGAGCCGGGGCAGCTGCTTGGCGTGAATTACTTCGTCAACCAGGATATGGCCGACATTGCCACCGGCGAAAAGCCCATCATCTATGGTGCCATGGAGCGCTATGTGATGCGCATGGTTCGCCAGTTCGCCATCCGCCGTCTGGTCGAGCGTTATGCTGATTACCACCAGGTCGGCTTTGTTGGATTCGCTCGCATGGACGGTGAGCTGGTCGATACCGCGGCCGTTAAGCACCTGGTGATGGCGTAATGCAGGTCGAGCTCCTGCTCCCGCGCAGCGGGGCCGTTGCCTACAACGTCGGGGATCGTGTTGATCTTCCAGACGGTGAGGCGCGGCGGTTGATTGAGGCGGGCAAGGCCCGCCCGGTCGCCGCGAAGCCATCGGCAGGAAGGCGCAAAAAGGCCGTCCCGGATGATGGCGACGTTGAGGTGCGATAAATGAGCGATTGGCGGCTCAAGCAGATTCAACCTGTTCAGGCTTCGCCGGTAGATCTCGCGGATGTGAAAGAGCATCTTCGGGTCGAGACGGCCGATGAAGATGGCCTGATTCAGTCTTATGTTGATGCCGCCGTTGCTTATTTGGAAGGCCCGTACGGCGGTGGTTTTGTGCTGGGGACGCAGGTGTGGGAATACTACACCGATCACTTCCCGGCACAATTCCACCTGCCTCTATACCCTGTCCAGTCGGTTGATCAAATCCGGTATGTTGACGATGCCGGGCAAGAGCAAACGCTGGCGACCACGAAATACCGGATTGACACCGTTAGCAACCCCGCGCGGATCCGCCCTGGTTATGACGTGACCTGGCCGATCACTCGCGCCCTGGAGCCTAACGCGGTGGCCGTGCAGTTCACTGCAGGCTTTGACCCGTTGCCGGCGGATCTGCGCCAGCTTGTGCTGTTCATGGTGGCGCACTACTACGAAATGCGTTCGCCCATTATCAGCGGCACCATCGCTTCGTCGGTGCAGTTCACCGTTGAGTCAATCGTGAGCAAGTACAGGGTGCCCGGCATTGGCTAAGTCATGGGGCATTGAAGTGGAAGGCGCTCGGTACGTCCGCGAGACGATGACCGATCTGATGCCACGGGAGGCGCGTAACATTGCGCGCCGGGCGGTGGTGGCTGTAGCGCGCAAGGTGCGTGATACTGCGCGGCATAATGCGCCGACTGACAGCGGCACGCTGCGCAAGGCGATTCGCAGCAAACGCAGCAAGGGCGGGCGAGATAAGGCCAACGCAGAAGTGAACGTCACCACAGGCACAGAAGCGCGCAACGATGGCTGGTATTGGCATTTTTTGGAGTTCGGCACCAAGCACATGCGGGCGCGGCCGTTCATCCAGCCTACGCTGCAGGAGTGGCGGGACAAGGTGGCAGGCGCGTTCCAGGATGAATGGTGGAACAACTTCCGCAAGGAAATGATTAAGCGCGAGCAAAGGCAGCGGAGTACGCGGCGATGAACCCAGGGCGGCTAAGGCATAGGGCGGAGCTGCAGTCTGAGCAGGAAGCCCCCGACGGCGCTGGCGGATATGCGCTGGGGTGGGTGACTGAGCGCAAAATCTGGTGCGACATTCGCGCCTCGTCGGGCGATGAACAGCTTGAGTCGATGCGGCTTGAATCACCGATCAGCCACGAGATCACCGTTCGGTACAATGCGGATGTGCAGGAGAAAAAGCGGATTTTGTACCAGGGCATTCCGTACCGGATTGAAGCGGTCTATGACCCGGACAAGCTACGCCGCCGCATGGAGATCGTCGCCAGCACGGGGATCCCGACATGATCGCCGCGCTACAATCCGGCGTGTATTCCATGCTGGCGGCCGACACCGCGCTGACGGATCTGCTCGCTGATGACCCCGGAGTGTATGACCATGTTCCGCATGACGCACAAACGCCATACGTCGTGGTGGGTGACACAATCCTCAATGACTGGGATACTGACGACAGTCAGGGGATGGAGGCCGAAGTGACGCTGCATGTGTGGAGCGAATACCGAGGCCGGTTTGAAACCAAGCAGATACAAGATGCGATTTACAACGCGCTGCATCGCACTGACGGGCTGACCGTAGCCGGCGCGGACGTGGTTGATGTTTTCCAAACCTACGCCGACACCGAGCTAGATCCGGATGGTCTGACCCGGCATGGCGTTCAACGAATCACAGTGACATTGGAGGCCAACGATGGCTAAGAACGTAGGGCGTAAACTGATTATCCAGAAGGCGGGCACCGCGATCGCTTCGGTGCGTACCAAAACGCTGACCATCAACAATGAAGCGATTGATGTGACGACCGATGACTCGTCAGGGTTCCGCACGCTTTTGGAAGATGCCGGCCAGAGCCAGATTGACCTCAGTGTTGAAGGGTTGACGGACAACGACGACCTGATTAGCGCGGCCGCCAATGGCACATCCCTGATTGATACCTACACCATTGAGTTCCCTAATGGTGCCACGATCAGTGGAGACTTCCGTCTCAATAACCTAGAGGTCGGGGCGGAATACAATGCGGCGATCACCTTCACGGCAGAAATTCACAGCACCGGCGCGTACACCTACACGGCCGGCAGCTAAAGCGCGAAAGAGGAAGGAGTCATGGCGGCAATATATGAGCCAGTAACGATAACGTGGGACGGCACTGAGTGGGAGGTAACTCCCACCTACCGCATGGTGCAGAAGATTGAGCAGCATGTGTCGATTGCCGGGTTGGCGGCACGGCTGGAGGAAGGCCAGCCGCCTATTTCCCATATCGCTTATGTCATCTCGTTTTTGCTGACGCAGGCCGGGAAGATCGTGTCGGCAGACGAGGTGTATGCGGCGATGGTTACGGATCTGGATGCCGAGCAGATGCAGGCATTCGCCAGTATTGCGGTTGCTGCTTTCGTGCCGGGAAAACAGTCAGGCTCGGGCGAAGAATAGATTCGTCTGAGCCGCGCGAGACGTATGCGGATGATCGCCCTCCGGACATCCAGTGGGCGGATCATTACCAAATCGCCGTGGGGCACATGGGTATCCAGCCCTCCGAGTTTTGGGGCATGACGTTGCAGGAGTTTTATCTTCTGTACGACATGATGCGCGAAAAAGATCCGCAGACTGACTACGCTGGTGAAATGACCGAAGCCACAGCGCAAGAGTTGTGGCGCGACTTAATGAGGCAGCGGTAATGGCGGCAGTCGGCAGACTTCTAATCCGCATCGGTAGCGACACCGGAGGCTTGCGCCGCGGCGGAAAACAGGCCGATGGTGTCATCAATAAACTGGGCAAGACGGCGGGCAACGTCACGCGCCGCTTGTCCAAGCTCGGCTTGGCTGCGGCAGGCGCGGGCGCCG